TCGAACGCGAGGCCGAGCCCATCAAGGGCACCCGCGGCCTGCGCTTTCTGAAGTGGCTCTGGCTGGAGTTGTCCGTCGTGACGATCCCGGCGAACGCAGAGGCCTCGATCACCCAAATCAAGTCGCTCGATCAGCAACAGCGCGCCGCGTCCGGCGCCAACCGCGTCGTGCACCTGAGTTCTCCCGGCGTCTCGGGAATCCGCAAACCCGAACCCCCGAAAGGATCTCAAGTGAAGACCATCGTTGAACAACTGTCCGAATTCGACACGAAGCGCAAGAGCGCGGTCGAACGCCAGGACACCATCATGCAAGCGGCCGAAGGCCGCACCCTCGACGACACCGAGGGCGAGGAATACGACAACCTGACGGCCGATCTGAAGTCGATCGACTCGCACCTGGTGCGGCTCAAGGCGCACGAGGCGAATATGGTGGCCCGCGCCACCAACGTCACCAACAGTGGCGGCAACGACAACGCCTCGCACGAAGCGCGCGGTGGCGGCGTGATCTCGGTACATCGCAACATCGAGAAGGGCACCGCGTTCACGCGCTTCGCGCTCGCGGTCGGCATGGCGCGCGGCAACCTGATGCACGCCGAGAAGCTGGCCGAGCGCTGGAACGACTCGACCCCGGAGGTCGGCATCGTGCTCAAGGCCGCAGTGGCCGCCGGCACGACGGCCGCGACGACCTGGGCCGCGCCGCTGGTGCAGTACACCAACATGGCCAGCGAGTTCATCGAGCTGCTGCGCCCGATGACGATTCTCGGCAAGATGACCGCGGTGCGACGCGTGCCGTTCAACATCCGCATTCCGCGGCAGACGGCCGGCGTGAGCGGCTCGTTCGTCGGCGAGGGCTTGCCCAAGCCGGTGAACGCACTGACGCTGGACAACATCACGATGACCTGGGCCAAGGCCGCGGTCATCGTCGTGCTGACCGACGAGCTGGTGCGCTTCAGCAACCCGGCGGCCGAGGCACTGGTGCGCAGCGACATGCTCGCCGGCATCTCGACCTACCTCGATCGACGTTTCATCGACCCGAGCTATGCGGGCGTGGCCAACGTCTCGCCGGCCAGCATCACGAACGGCATCACGGCGCGCCAGTCGACCGGCGTCACGACGGCGGCGATCACCGCGGACGTGAAGGCGATCTTGTCGGCCTACGCGAACGCGAACCAGAACCTCGCCGCAGGCGTCTGGGTCATGTCGCCGAAGACGGCGCTGGCGCTCTCGTTGATCCGCAACACCCTGGACGAATACGTCTTCCCGACGATCAGCGTCGCGGGTGGCTCGTGGTTCGGCCTGCCGGTGATCACGTCCAACGCGGTCGGCCTGGTCGGTTCGCCGACGGACTCGTTCATCGCCCTGATCGACCAGAGCGAAGTGCTGCTCGCCGATGACGGCGGCATCTCGATCGACATGAGCCAGGAGGCCTCGGTCGAGATGAACGATTCGCCCACCGGTGGCGCCACGTCGCTGGTCAGCCTCTGGCAGAACAATTTGCTGGGCCTGCGCGCGGAGCGTTACATCAACTGGAACCGTCGGCGCGCGACGGCCGTTGGCTGGATCAACGACACGAACTATTGATCCTGAGCCCGCCCCTTTGCGCCACCGCCACGCGCGGTGTGCGCTGGGGGGCCTTCATGAGGACACCCTCTCCCATGGACAAGAAAACCATCGTGGCCACGCGCGAGCTGAACCACGGCCGAGAGTTCGTCTCCATCGGTCAAGAGCTGGAGTGCTCCGACGCCGATGCGCACTACTACGTCTCGCGCCACCTCGCGACCTATTCGACGCGCGAGCTGACCGCACAAGCACCTACGCCGCCACCGCCGCCCATGCGCGCGACGCTGCGCGCCCGGCCACCCGCTGCGCGCGCAGCCTCTGCCTCGGTCGGGCCGATGACGACCGGATCGGCGCAGGCGCTGGTGCCTTCCACCGAGGCACCGGCCAGGGCAGGCAATACCGCGACCGGCAAATCGCCGAACGACGACGCGATTGAGGAGCAGGCCGATGCCGACGCTGCTGCGCGCGAGTCCGACCGGCCGCTTCAGGAATGAACCTGCTCCCTGCCCAAACGCGGCGTGCACTCGGCGCCGCGTTTGCCGGGTTCCGTGGCGCGCGTCGCAAGGACGCCCCGATGGTGCCGGCGCGCCCAGGGGGCCTGTTCGGCGTGATCCGCGAGAGCTTCTCCGGCGCCTGGCAGCGCGGCGTCGAATGCGACGCGCGCGACGGGTTGCTCGCCTTCTCGGCGGTCTATGCCTGCATCAGCCGCATCGCGTCCGACATCGCCAAGCTGCCGCTCGCGCTGGTCGAGGCCGCGCCCGACGGCACCTGGCCGCTGGCGGTCTCGACCTCGCCGTTCTGGGGCGTGCTGCGCAAGCCGAACCGCTACCAGACGCGCATCCAATTCCTGACGGTCTGGATCGTCTCGAAGATGATCTACGGCAACACCTACGTCTGGAAAGAGCGCGACGCGCGCGGCATCGTCGTCAACCTGTACGTGCTCGATGCGCGCCGCGTGCATGCGCTGGTGGCCTCCGATGGCTCGGTCTACTACCAGCTGCGCATGGACCCGCTGTCCGGCTTGCAAGATGGGCTGACCGTCCCCGCCAGCGAGATCATCCACGACCTGATGAACCCGCTGTTTCACCCGCTGGTCGGCATCGCGCCGATCTACGCGTGCGCGGCGTCGGCCACACAAGGCAACCGCATCCAGGCCAACAGCGCGACCTTCTTCCAGAACATGAGCCGCCCGAGCGGCGTGCTCACCGCGCCCGGCACGATCGACGACGTGACCGCCAAGCGCCTGAAAGAGACCGCCGAGACCGCGATCTCCGGGCAGAACATCGGCCGCCTGCTGGTCGCCGGCGACGGTCTGAAGTACGAGGCGATGACGATCCCGGCGCTGCAGGCGCAGCTGATCGAGCAGCTCGCCTGGACCGTCGAGGATGTGGCGCGCGCCTTCAGCGTGCCGCTCTACAAGATCAACGCTGGCCCGAACCTGCACAACAACAACGTCGACACGCTCAACGAGCAGTATTACAGCGGCTGCCTGCAGATCCTGATGGAGTCGATCGAGTTGCTGCTCGACGAGGGCTGCGCGCTGCCGGTGGGCTATCGCACGCAGTTCGACCTCTCGGGCTTGCTGCGCATGGACACCACCGCGCGCTATGAGGCCTGGAACAAGGCTGTGCAAGGCGGCTGGATGTCGCCCGATGAAGCCCGCCAGCGCGAGAACATGTCGCCGGTGCCGGGTGGCGACACGCCGTACATGCAGCAGCAGAACTGGGCGCTCTCGCAACTCGCGAAACGCGACATCCTGGCGCCGCCGTCCACGCCCGCGCCCCAGACGGGCCTGCCAGGCGAAACGACTCCGGCCTCGGGGCCGAATCCCAACGCGGCCCCGGGCGAAGACGTGAACCCGGGCGCCGAAGACGCGACCGCTGGCGCGAAGGATCTCGACGACGACACGCGCGTGTTCTGGATGCGCGGCGCAAGAGCCATCTTCAAGGAGCAGCTTTATGCGACCCGCTGACACTGTCGAGCTGCTGACGACCCTCGCGATCGACGTGCGCGAGTTCGTCGCGCAGGCCATCGAGCCGATCAGCGCGAAGCAAGCCGAGCTGGAGCAACGCGTCGCGCTGATCCCGACCGAGAGGGCCGAGCCCGGCGCCGCCGGCGCGAGCGCATACGACCTCGCGCGCGCGGCAGGCTTCGCCGGCACCGAGACCGAATGGCTCGCCACGCTGCGCGGCCAGGACGGGACGAGCGTCACGGTCGAGGACGTTCAACCGATGGTGCGCAATCTCGTCGACGCCGCCGCGTCGCAGATCCCGGTGCCGAAGGACGGCGCGAGTATCTCGCTAGACGACGTGCGGCCACTCATCGAAGAGGCCGCCGCTGCGCTGTCGCTGCCCAAGGCATTGAGCGCCGACGACGTGCGGCCTCTGGTCAAGGAACTGGTCGACGCCGCAGCGGCGGCGATGCCGGTGCCGAAGGACGGCGCAAGCGTCGGCATCGAGGATCTGCGCCCGCTCGTCTCGGACCTGGTCGACCTCGCGGTCGCCTCGATCGAGCCAGCGCAAAACGGCAAGGACGGCACCAGCGTCACGCTCGACGACGTGCGACCGCTGATCGAGCAGGCCGTCACCGCAGCGATGCCGCAGCACGAGCCCGCCGAAGTGGTGCTGCACAACTTCGCGTCTGCGGTCATCGCCAAGTTCGCGAGCGCGGACCATGCCGGCTGATGTCGGGACGATCCTCAAGCGGCTCGCCGAGGTCGAGGCGCTGGTCGCGCGAAGCGGCGCCGGGCGCGATGGACGCGACGGCAAGGCCGGCCCGCCGGGCAGGCCGGGTCAAGACGCGCAAGGGCGGCCCGGCAAGGATGGACGCGATGGCGTCGACGGCCACGATGCGGACCCGCTGGTCATCGCCGAGATCGTCGACAAGGCCGTCGCCGGGATCGATCTGCCGGCGCCCATTCCGGGCGAGCCGGGGCCGCCAGGACCGCCGGGCCCACCTGGGCCAGCGGGACCACCCGGGCGGCCGGGCAAGGATGGCCGTGACGGCAAGGATGCCGCGCCTGCAGCGCCTCGCTCGTATGCGTTCCAAGTGCTGCGCGGCGCGGACGGGCTGATCTCCGGCCTCATCGCTTCACCCATCCAGGACACCTAGCAAATGGCCACTGAACTTACCTGGGCCTCGGACGTTAACCGTCAGGTCGCGAG